TTCTCGGGAGTTTTAATAGATGACGACTCTTCGGAACATGCTTGTTCTTCAATATAATCTGTAGAGTTAGCTAGATCTGACCACCACCAATAAGGCGTTGAGTATCCATTTTGAGCCAATGTATAACTATGGGATACATGGTCAAATGCATTCTTAAATCTTTCATCGATCAATCCACATTTCTCTAATGATTCCTTTGTATAGTAACAAAATGCTCCAACACAATGTCGGTTTAAAGCTATTTTATAATCTCCGTAATCTACAATCAATCTAGGAACTGGTTTACCTTTAGAAATATTATTCTTATTGGCTGGGCCATGATATCCAAACATCATATGATCAATACCAGATATTTTAGACGCATTTATATACGCTTCAAAGATATCCTTTCGTTTGATGAGCATATCATCTTCAATAATGAAGATGTGATCACAATTATCATCTCGGAGATGTTTCATCGCAAGATTCTTAGACCTTGCTACACCTAAATTCGCCTCATTATTTATCCAACTTCCGTGTTTAGACATATCCGAATCCTTAATATATTCAGTAGGATCTAAGAAATCACCATCGTTAATAACGATTACATAGTCAGCAATTCCATCACATTGTAATAGAGAATCCATCAATTTATGTAGAAACTCTGGTCTATTGCAGGTTACGATACCTACACCTACTCTCTTCCCGTCAATCATTTCTTAAATTCTTTGATCAGTTTCTTGATGCGATCATCACCTTCTTGCGCGTCGATCTGTTCCCCGATGAGAGATTTTAAAAGTTCTTCATTCTCAGGATTGAGAACACTTTCACCAGTTTCAATCAAATCTCCCTTGTAATCGATGAACTCTCCAACGAATGCGAGTCTATCATCAACAGATGGGAAGGCTTCATCGATACATACAAAAGCTGGACAATCTTCCTTTGGAAAGAATACATCAGATTCTAGATCATCACTGTATTGGCTATATAGATCCTCGAAAATCTTCTCCGTTTTCTGGATATAGTCTTCGTCCGTATCTCTAAGAGTATCTTCAACGATCTTAATGTCTGGATTTTTCTTCAACCAAAAGATAATATCGATATCCTTCATGGACTCTCGCACTAGAGAGATTGTAGCACCTGCAACTTCATCTGAAATACCACCAGAAGCATTTCCCTGTAAAGTATACACCAGATTATCAATAGGGCATCGATCATAGATGACGTTAGAATCCTTTGGATAGTTCTTTTGCTCCTGCATCATCCAATCTAGAATGATTAGCTGAGTTTCTCCTGTAGTTTTCGAGGAATGTCCCAAATTCTTTTCCGTAATAACATCTCGATATGTCTTAGTCGGAAATTTATACATTGGCCAACGTTTTTTGAACGCTTCGATCAGTGTTGTCTTTCCCGTTCCTGCGCTTCCACTTATGCTTATTCTCATTTAATATAATTTAACATTTTTTTTTCCATTGTCAATTGTCAAATCTCTATTAAATACTAGTGTATGGCAACTAAACGCGCATTGCGCCAGAAAAAAGAGTCAGATATCACAGAGGAGTTCGAACAATCATATAAACAGAAGTTCGACTGTTCAAATATAAAATTGAAGAAACAATTTCCCCTAACACATAACCAGACTTCATTTTACTATAAATCTCAAGCAGAGAAGACTAGTATGCTACTACTTGATGGTGTAGCTGGGACTGCAAAGACATATATTGCAGTCTATACAGCTCTAGAGCTGTTAAAAGCATCTAAAGTGGATCAAATCGTATATATTAGATCTGTCGTGGAGAGTTCGTCTAAATCCATTGGGGCATTACCCGGTGAATTGGAAGATAAATTCAGCCCATATTCTATGCCATTGATTGATAAGATGAATGAAATCCTAGATAAGCAAACTATCAACGCTTTAATGGACGGTCAATATATCAAGGCTATACCAGTTAACTTCGTTAGAGGTCTAACCTTTAACAATTCATTTGTCATCATCGATGAGGCACAGAATTTAACCAGATCTGAGTTGACAACAATCCTAACCAGATTTGGTAGAAATAGTAAATATATCGTTTGTGGTGATTGTAAGCAGTCCGATATTAAAGATTCTGGATTTTCCACAGTGTTCAACCTATTCGATACAGAATTCTCTAGGAAGAATGATATTCACAGCTTCACATTTGGAGTAGAGGATATCGTTAGAAGTCCTATACTGAAACACATCACCCAAATATTGGGAGTTTAGAACTTATGACCTCGCACCCCATCATCCCATGAGGTTCCATCGAAAAAGCTTAAACGATTAGTTTTTACATTTTCGATAGGAACTGGGTTTGGTGATTTATCTTTAACAACCTCTGTAGTTTCTTCAATAGGTTGGATCTTTTCAACTACGTGGTCCTGTGCAGTGTAATCTTCTACTGCCGAATCTCTGGGGACTGGTGTATTCTCTACGCCATTGACGTATAATGTGAAGTTCTCATCGTTAGTTGTCGTTATATCTACTCTCATATGTATTATATTTACATAAGAGTTATAAATGTCAACTATTATCGAGTAGACCCAGCTTTAAAGTCTTCTTTACCTTGATATTCGCGTCTATCACCACCTCCAATATTGCTATTGAAAATAAGTCCTCTAGTGTCAACCATGACCCAATGTTGCTCCCCTTGACGATCTTGGACTTTTACTCTAAAGAGTTTAGTTCCATTCTCAGGATTTAATCCACCAAGATATACACCAGAGTTTGGCAACATGGATAAATTATGTTTTTCCAGTCCCATTTTAATATTCAACATTGTGGTCTTATCGACCTTGACAGTTTCATCTTTACTATTGATCCTCTGTTGTTGAACTTCAGAGGTCGTTAAAGGTCTATCAACCTTGGAATCTGGAACGCCAGCTTTACCCTGTTTATAATCATTTCTAACACCAGTGATAGTATTCTGAAGTTGGTCTAAGGGATCTGTAATTTCTGGTGCAACTTTCCTAGCCAATCCAGCCCCTGCGCGAACAACACCCTTAAATCTATCCCAAAAACCTTCTTCTAGCAACTCCCTTTGCGTAAACTTTCTCATACATCAACCTCCATATTTTTATTCGCAACATCCACTAACGATACATCGATCAATGCATCCAATTCATTTTGAATGAAATTCTTACCGATTAAAACTTTATGGGTATTTCCAGATCTATCACCAATAGAAAATGGGATATCTCTAAATACCTTACCACCAACCTTAACATTGAGAATAACAACTGGTCGATCTTCACTATTTCCAGCTCCTACATTGATTGTGATATGATCCGAGATAGGTTTTTCTAAGACTACACCCTTTTCAGTTGTGAATCTAACCATCTCCCCATCTTGGGTGATATCTTCACCATGTAGCACATTATATGCTCCATTACCAGTATCTAATTTGGCACTAATTTGCCCAATACCATCAATATAGATGGTTTCCTCCAACCCAAGAATAGATTTTTCTACGAAATATTGTGCGAAAGTTATCATTCATTTATAGATCAATGTTATCGGACTGTTCGAATCCATCATTTGCAAAATCTGCTTCATCGTCCAGTTGATCCCAAACATCTGCGACATATACGGCAGCTTTAACGAGTTTAGCTTGCATCCAAGGTTCTAATTTATTAGACGCGCAATAATCGAGAAGTTTCTTAGTGTTACGATCAAGCTTTTTAATATCTGTCATTACAAGATCAGACATCTCACTTTCATCGTCACCATCTTCGAGAACCTCATCAAACCCATCTTCTTCAACCTCAATAGGTCCTTCAGGTTCGAATTCTAATACAACTTCTTGATCCTCATCATCAAAAGTAGGATTTAACGGATTATCATATTTATCGTCGGAATATCTCTCCCAAATCAATTGGTTGTCTTTAAACTTCATATCATTATTTATCAAATGATATGATCTTTTACTTAGTCAATATTCTGTAACTCCTGTTTTAGAGATCCTTCACCAGATGATGCAGCTATAATACTTAAAACTGTTGGAAGAATTTCCTCTCTAGCGTTCGTGAATCGTTTCATCTTCATAACACTTTGAAGATTTGTCAATGTCGAAGCTTCTTCTGGACTTGGCTTATATAATGATGCGTCAATTAAATCTGAAATATACTGTTCTTCTCCTTCAGAAGTCATAGGCATAGTTTCCTCTGGAGCCGGATCAACGACATCTTGAACGTCTTGGGGTTGTCCACCCATAGCAGGATCTTGGGGAACCTCTTCTTGGGGAACTTCACCCTGTTCGAATAAAGTTTTAGTGTAGTGATCGAATAGTTGTAATGTTTTATTCATATTAGTATGTTGATTGTTGAGCAGATCTCTTAACAGCATCAAGACCCTTCTTGATTCTTTCGGTTCCTTTACTGTAGGCATCTACAGCTTGACCAGCTACTCGTTGTCTTTGTTTTACAGCCCTTTTAGCTTTTTGTGCTTTTCCACCTAATGTCGCTATTCCCTTTAACCCTGTTGCTGCGGTATTACCCAACTTCTCAACTTCCTTATCGACTTCATAGGTTCCAGTCCCTGCATCGATACCTTCAGCCTCTTCCTCCTCCTCTAAAACTGTGATTGATATGATCATATCTCCAATATCGATCTTGATCGTGTCTGTATGTTGAATCGGATACACATCACAACCTTTACTCTTTAGATAATCTACCAAAGCCCATTTTGGATCTTCAGTATTCTCTGGATCATATTGTTCAATCAGATTTAGAAACTCGCTCATAGCATTATTTATCAGATTGATCCTTTACTTCGAAAAACCCATCTAGAATATCTGCATTCATGGGCTGAACGTTAACAATATCACTCATGATAAGTTCTGGGGTTATTGCGTTGACTACAATTGGAAAAATCCACGCATCTGGATTTTCTCCATTTTTAATCTTTTTCAGTCTAACTCTTCTAGCCCTTCGTTGTCTAGCCTCATTCTTAGCACTTTGTCTTTTCGTTAGAGGTCGCCAATGATCCCAAAGAATAGAACCATCCTTACACGTAGTCCCCCAACCTTTCAGGTAGTCATGAATCCTACCATCCTTATGAATCGATGATATACCTGTGATTCCTGATTTATCTCTCCAACGTCTAGTCTTCTTTATATTTGACATAATCTTGTATTTGATTTCTATGAACTGTTATCATGGTAGGTTCTCTACCATCTATAGAAATATCCACCACGCAATTCGGACCTATTTTTTTAACTGTCGCCTTAACTACAACTTCTTGATCAATGTTAAGATTGTATCTCGACCACCTTTCTTGTTTTTCTACTTCTGTTTCCATAATATTATCCACAAACGATCATCTTATTTGATAGTTCTTGAAAATAGGTATCTGATAATTCAGTAAACCCATCTTTCACAAGATATCGTTTGATATGTTTAAATGTTTTAGGTTTTGTTTCTGAGTTTGCATATACTTCAAATTGATCTTTGATAGTGTATCCTCCTTCTAATAATCTTTCAAACTCCGAAAACTCTGTAATGCTCTCCCAAATCTTAAATCCAAATATTTTCTTGATCTTTGTGATTAGAGCATTTCTAAAAGCATCCTTTGTCAATTGATTACTGAAGAATATAGTGTTATTACATTTACCCTGCTTAATAAATTCACATATACCACTCAAGAAGAAGTGTGTGTAAAGTGTTTTATCATCTTTCTTAGAGAAGTCGAATGTCAATGGTAGTCCTGCATTGATTAGATACTCACTGACTTGTTGATTTGTCTGAATGAATATTCTATCAATATCTATTAGATTATGATTGTGCATGATTTAAATCATTTAAATAAAATACCTGACCAACTGGACCATCCATAGGTAAAACTTTAATCTCATTTGAGGGTCTTAGTAATCGGTGAATGGGACTTAAGTATTTTTGCTTTACGAATATCCTATGTAGCCATAAATGATCTCCATATAGTTGTCTATCAACCTTTCTACGTATTTGTCTGTGATGGTGGGGACTCATAAATTGAGGTTCTCACGTTTTCTCTCAATGTCAATGTAATTTTTTGGGGCTTTGTTCAATCTGATATTGAGTATGCCGTTGTAGGAGTTCTCATCCATCAAAGCGTTGAATTCTATTTGCCACATCAATTCTGAATAACTCATATGCCATTTAGATGTACACATTTCTATCACATGTCTTTCAAACTTATCCTTTCCTAGTTCTTCAATGTCTGCTAATAGTGCTGACGATGATCCATAGTATTTTTCAACATCATTATCTTTCCAAACTATTTTATCTCTTTTTCTAGTTTTGTTAGCTTTTAATCTTGTTTTCTTAAGTAGTTGTTTCTTTCCAATGTAGTATTTATTATTGGTTGTATTTTTTACATAGTAGATAAATCCTATATAATCTTCAGGGTTTTCTGGAAAATTGATCCAAGTTGTCATATTTTTATTTAATTTTTTCTCTGAAAAATCAAATTTTGAGCGAAAATCCCTTATTATTCCTTATTATTGAAACTATTTTCGTAAATTACCTTGACTTTTAGGATTTGTGATTATAATTAAGGGTAAGTGGGTGGGTATTAATAAGATAACTATATAATTATTGATATTAAGTACAAGTGATTATGATTAATGTACAATAATTTAACCAAATGCGTGAGTTTATTGTGTTTGGTTTATGTGGTTTTGAGATAAAGTATAAGTAATTATAATTAATAATAATAACTAAAACGTAACGTTATAATTAGTACAAGTAACAATAACAAATTAACTTTACCATTGATTTAACTATTGTTATAACTAATAGTACTAGCTCTTACGCGGGGACGCAGATTTCGTGCCAACTTTGCACTTACATTTTCCCTTACATTTACACTTCTTTGCTTTACCCTTACGAGTCTGAACATCACCTAATACTTTAGGAATTCTTGTATCACCCGGAGCATAATTGTCACCATTTACAAGTTCTCCCCCTGAAGTTGGACTTCCCCCCATAACACTATCGACATCCATCTCAACTAATACACTCTCTGAATATATATTTGAAAGTATTTCTCGATCTTTACTTGACAATCTCATATTCTTATTTATACTATCATGATGGATGATAGGGAAAGGTATGATAAACTCTACGCAGAGTTCGCAAAGATTGATGATATCAACCTATTGGAGAAACTTAAACAAGTCCCAGCACAGAAACATTTTTGGTCTGCTAGATTACTTGAAACTAAAAAGGAGTTGAGTAAACTTGAAAAGGCTAAGTTTAAAATTAAGAGTGCCTTAGTTCGAGAAAAGGTAATGGATTCTCCTGTCACAGTCTCAATCACCAAAGCACTTTTAGATAAAGTTGAGAATGATCCTAGACTTGAGGATATCAACGATAAAATTGCAGATATCAAACTGACAGTTGAATTACTGACGAATGCATATTCAAATATATCATTCATCTCCCAAGACTTCAAGAATATTCTTGAAGCGATCAGAATGCAGAACGAATGATAACTATCGACTACGACACCTCATATAGAAAAGGTAGATTAATCGCAGACGATGACATCTTATCGATGATTCGTAATCATTTTTCTGTAGCTAAAGCTGGTATATTCTTTGCTAAAAAGAGAAATAAAAACATCCCAACTAGAGATTATGCAATTCAAGCAAGTGGGATGTTTGATTTTGGAATGTATAATGAGATTAGGAAATATCTCATCGATTCGCAAATCACGGAAATCACGTATTCAGAAGCATTTGCGAATCGATTAAAAGTTGGATTTGACGCTGTAGAGCTTTCTACGGACTTGATGTATGAATTGAGGGACTATCAAGCAGAATCATTGGAGAAGGCGTTTAAGAGGGGTCAGGGGACGATTGTAGTGGCAACTGGGGGTGGTAAGTCTTTGATTCAAGCTAATTTACTTGAAACTTACAAGAAGCTGGTTAAATCAGATTTTAAATGTATCTTAATTGTTCCCGGTTTATCATTAGTATCACAATTAGTGAAAGATTTTGAAGAGTATGGATGTTCATTCACATATTCTGGATGGGTTGGGGGTTCCGAACCTGAAGATGTTCAAGTTATAATTGTCAATTCTGAAAACTTTTGTTCTCAATTTGGGAACTATAAGAATCTTTCAGAAGTAGACCTTGTTCTGGTTGATGAGTGTCATAAAATTAAACATGGAAACAAACTCACCAAACTGATCCACAAGATCAAGACACCGAATAAATTTGGATTTACTGGAACCTTACCGAAGACTGACATTGATATATGGAAAGTTATCGGAACATTTGGCCCAGTCATATACGAGAAGAAGTCTAAAGATCTCAGAGATGCTGGATATCTAACGAATGTAGTGATCAAATGTATTAAATTAGTTCACCCCAATGTTGGTAAAATGGACTATCAGAATGAGTTGAAATATTTACATAATTCAGAACCTAGATCTTCGGTAATATCTAAGATTGTTCAAAAACTTGACAATAACGTTCTAATTCTCGTCAATAGAATTGAACATGGTCAATATCTGGAGGGTTGGCTCGCCACTGAAGGTAAGGTCGTATGTTTCATATCAGGTGAGATGCCTGTTGATGAGAGAACAGCGATCATCGCTAGAATGGAGACTGAAACTAATTTAGTCGTGATCGCAATGTCATCTATATTCTCCACAGGGATTAACGTTAAAAATCTTCCATATATCATGTTCGTCGATGGGGGTAAAAGCTTCATCCGAACAATTCAGTCAATTGGGCGTGGATTAAGATTGCATAAGTTTAAGAAAATGTTGGTAATATTCGATGTATATGATACACTTAAGTACTCAGCCGAACATTCGGAGAGAAGACAAGAATTTTACGACGATGAGGATATTAAATACACCGAAATCGAAATCACAATATAATGATCGAAGAAATACCAAAAATTTTACTACCGAAGGTTCGCAGAGAGTTTCCCGAACTTATAGCAATAGAAATACCTGCACCTGTCTACACTAAACCTATTGACTATTCTAAGGTCGATCCTCGTTCAGTTATAGATAAATGGACTGGTGTATTAAGTTTAAGTGCCAACACTGGCGGGAAGGCTATGTTAATTGAGGCCGCGACAACGTGGGAGAATGAATCAAAATGAGTACAGCAAAAGAAATCAAAGAAAAGTATTACGTTAATTCGAAGTTATTTCGAGAACAGTTGACCGCATATTACGCAGATGATATAATGACAGACATTTTAGCAATTAATGTTGTTAAGATTGCGGAGGGGTTGAGTTATAATTGGCGTTTCCTCAACTATACCAAATCTTGGAAAGAAGATATGGTCGGAGACGCAACAATTAAAATGTATTCGGCATTAGAGTCTAAGAAATTTAGATTAGAATCAGAATATAATCCATTCTCCTACTTCAATCAGATTGCATGGAATGCATTCTCAAACAGGATTAAAAAGGAAAAGAAACAACATGAAGGATTGGAAAACTATAAACAGATGATGTATGAGGAGGGTATGAATGATACAACTCAAGGGGCTGTATATGTTAAGCCTATTCTAGAATCTGATGCAGAGGATGGGGAATAAAAATATAATAGATGATAACTAAACCTAAAGCAGCACTATTCTCTGATTTACATTTGGGGATTTATGGAAACTCTGAAAAGTGGCATGAGATAGCATTAGAATGGGCAGATTGGATCGTTAAGGATTTGACAGCTAAAAAGATTAAGGATGTTTTCTTCCTTGGTGATTTCTTCCATAATAGATCTGAGATCTCAGTTCAAACTATGTCAGTGGCTACACAGATCCTCGACAAGTTCTCAATTTTCAACATTGTAATGATTGTGGGAAATCACGATGCATATTACAAGAATAGATCCGACATTCACAGCCTTGGGTTGATGCAGGGCCATGAGAATATTACAATTGTATCGGAAAACCTTGAAGTAGATGCATTCGACAAGAAGCTTTTATTCGTTCCTTGGAATAATGAACTACCAGAAGGTAAATTTGATTACATATTCGGACATTTTGAAATCCAAAACTTCAAAATGAATAATTATAAGGTCTGCGATCATGGCTTAACTGCTATGGAATTTCTGACTTCCAGAACCGACACTGTATTCTCCGGTCATTTCCACCATCGCAACACCAAGAAGTATAAAGAAGGATCTATCAATTACATTGGAAATACCTTCCCAATGGACTTCGCAGATGTTGACAATATCAAAGGATACTATATCCTAGATCTAGAAGATGGAGATTTGGAATTCGTGGAGAATACAGTCTCTCCAAAATTCAAGAAGATTACAGCATCTAAAATTAAAACATATACAGAGGACGACTTTGATAACAATATCATTAAACTCATAGTAGACATTGAAATGACCGATAAGCAGGTTGAGAAGTTTCAAACATATATCACTAAGTTTAAACCTTGGCAATTCAACACTGAATTCAATACGGTGTCGAAACTGACAGATGATGTCGAGGAAATAGACTCAATTGATGTGTTGGAACAGTTTGATGA